TGTGCCGGTCATTTCCGTCAACGCCAAGGGGCAGATCACCTCGGCAACCAATACGACCATCAATGCGGTCACGCTGACGACTGGCACCATTTCCACGGCGCCGACGAATGGCACCGACATCGTCAACAAGAATTACGCCGACTCAATCGCCACGGGCATCAACTTCCACCAAGCCTGCCGACTGGCAACGACCACGGCGTTGGCGGCCTACACCTATGATAATGGATCTAGCGGTGTTGGTGCCACGATCACGGCAAATGCCAATGGCGCGTTGTCGATCGACTCGGTGACGCCTGCAGTTGGCAATCGTGTTCTGGTAAAGAACGAAACCAGCACGAATGAGCCCTACAATGGTGTTTATACGGTCACTCAGGTTGGTTCTGCTGGCACGCCATTCATTCTAACTCGCGCGACTGACTTTGACACGGCTGGCAGTGGCGTTGATCAGATTGACGCTGGCGACTTCTTCCTGATCACGGCCGGCACGGTAAACGCGAATACCTCTTGGGTGCAGCAGACCCCGCTGCCGATTACGGTTGGCACCACGGCTATTGTGTTCTCGCAGTTTGGTGCTGCTGGTGTCACCTACACGGCCGGCACCGGCCTTACCTTGGCTGGCACGGTATTCAGCATCACCAACACGGCGGTGGCTGCTGCTTCTTATGGGTCTGCGTCTGCTGTCGGCACGTTTACGGTCAATGCCCAAGGGCAACTGACTGCCGCGGCTGACGTTTCCATTTCGATTGCCGGCAGCCAGATCACTTCTGGCACGGTTGATACGGCGCGTATTAGCGGGTCTTACACGGGCATTACCGGCGTTGGTACTCTGACTGCCGGGACGTGGAATGCAACGGCCATTGGCGCTGCTTACGGCGGCACGGGGCTGACCTCATACACGATTGGCGACATTATCTACGCCAGCGGGACCACCACCCTAGCTGCGCTTCCTGACGTTGCTACGGGCAATGTGTTGCTGTCTGGCGGTGTTGGCGTTGCACCATCTTGGGGTAAAGTTGCGCTTGCGTCTGCCGTATCTGGCACTTTGCCAACTACAAATGGTGGGACTGGGCTTACGTCCTTCACTTCTGGGGGGGCTGTTTACGCGACTTCAACATCAGCCTTGACGACTGGTACGTTGCCTGCCGCATCTGGTGGGACTGGTATTGCCTCATACACGGTGGGTGATATCATTTATGCTTCTGGCACCACAACGCTTGCCAAGCTTGCTGATGTTGTCACAGGTAATGTGTTGCTTTCAGGCGGTGTTGGTGTTGCCCCTTCTTGGGGAAAAGTTTCCCTTACTGGGGCAGTTTCTGGTACGTTGCCGATTGCAAATGGCGGGACAAATGCTACGGCAACCCCAACGGCCGGGGGTGCTGCCTATGGCACTGGAACGGCTTATGCTTTTACTGCGGCTGGCACTGCCGGTCAGGTATTAAAGTCCAATGGAACCAGCGCGCCTTCTTGGGCGGGCATTGATGGGGGTACTTTCTAATGGCATTCTACGCCTATGTTCACATTCGTCCCGGCGCAGACGCGTATGGAGCGTTCTATGTGGGCAAGGGGCATGGCCGTCGCTCTCACGACTTTAGTCGCCGCAACCTTCATCACACTCACATAATTAACAAATACGGCCCTAAAAACATTGACGTCGCAAAGATGGAATGCAGCAGCGAAGCGCTAACTTTTGATCTTGAGCGCGGACTTATTAAATGCCTCCGTAATATGGGCGTCAATCTTGTCAACGTTACGGACGGTGGTGAAGGTGTTTCCGGCTTACGTCACTCAGAACAATCGCGCGCTCAAATGAGCGCAAAGCGGATCGGAAAAAGCCTTCGTGAAGAGACGAAAGCGAAAATGTCTAAAATTAGTCGCGGACAGGCTAACCATTTTTTTGGCAAGAGCCACTCTGACGAAACAAAAAAGCGCATTTCTGAGGCTAAAAAGACTAATCCCACAAATTATTGGTCCGGCAAGTCTAGAAGCGAAGAAACACGCAAAAAGATATCCGAAGCGCTGACGGGACGAGTAGGGGCCAAACATACCGAGGCGTCTCGGAATAAGATTTCTGCTTCTCGGAAAGGTCGTTCTGGCCCTTCGCCAAGCAAAGAGACTAGAGCAAAGCTTTCTGTTGCTATAAAAGAAGTTTGGCGTAAACGCAAACAACCCATGATTGGAGAAAACCTATGAGCGCTCCGGGGTTTACTCCCGTACAACTCTACCGTTCCACGACAGCGGCTGCCGTGCCGTCTGCGGCCAATCTCAGCCCTGGTGAGCTTGCGATCAACATTGCCGATACTGACATGGCGCTTTATGCGGAGAACGCATCTGGCACGGTCACGCGGCTGATGAACAATCCTGCCGGGCTGAAGTATCCGACTGCAGATGGCACGAATGGTCAGGTTGTGACAACTAACGGCGCTGGCGTTCTGACTTTCACAACGCCTGCAGCTGGCGTTAGTAAAGGCCAGAGCATCGCCTTTGCAATGATCTTTGGCTTGTAAGGAGCAAGACGGTGGCAAACCCGAATATTGTCAATGTTGCTGCCATTTACGGCAACAACTCTAGCGTTTCTCTCACCACGACCAGCGCGACGTCTATCGTCAGCAATGCGGCTTCTAGCGGCAAGGTCTACAAGATCAATATGATCATGGTGGCGAATGTTGACGGCACGAATGCCGCAGACATCACCATCAACAAGTACAGCGCGGCGGCTTTGGGTGGCACTGCCTTCCCGATTGCCTCCACGATTTCTGTGCCTGCTGACGCCACGCTGATTATCTTGGACAAGACGACGGCGCTGTATCTGCTGGAGAATGAGTCAATTGGCGCTACGGCTGGCACTGCAAGCGATCTTGTGGTGACTTGCTCGTGGGAGGAGATAAATGCGTAGGTTTTTGTAATTTAACTGTTGAGGGTTTGATATGCCGCTGCGCCCGCCTGCTGGGTTTATCTCAGCCAATTATGATCCGCTGAAGAACCCTGACGCTCCGGAGGCGCCAGAAGTTACGGCCGGAGATGCAATAGTACAGGCGCGAACACGCTTTCCTGCGGGCTACAATCAGGGTGGTTCCACCCCCAGCACAATGACGTTTGTGCTTTCTCCTGGGGGTGACTCAATTAGCACTACAGCGCCAACAATCACCCCAGGTTCGGCAAGCCCGTATACTGTGTTGGTGACTTTCGCTGCCACTAATGGAACCCCGTATACGGTAAGCGCTTGGGCGCTGAATACTTTTGGGCCGGGTGCGTTTAGCGCAGCTAGTGGGAGTGTGACGCCTGCGGCGCAAATTGGCGTATTTGGTGGTGGGTACACATCAACTTATGTCAATGTAATTGATTATGTATCAATAGGTACGCTGGGGAACGCAACAAATTTTGGTGTTCTTACACAAACTCGTGGCGCTTTGGCTGGATGTGCATCTTCTACAAGGGGTATTTTTGCAGGAGGTGTTTTCTCTGTTTATTACAACATAATTGATTATATAACATTTTCTTCTGTAGGTAATGCGACTGATTTTGGTGATTTAACTCAAAGTAGGGCGCAACTTGGGGGGTGTTCCTCTTCCACAAGAGGTGTTTTTGCCGGTGGTATTGATAGCGGCTCAACGGTTGTTAATACAATAGATTACATAACAATAGCGTCTGTGGGTAATGCCACGGATTTTGGGGATTTAACTTTAACAAGGCGTTATGTCGCCGGGTGTTCTTCTTCAACAAGAGGTGTGTTTTTTGGGGGGAGAAATTCTTCAAATGTCACGGTAAATGTGATTGATTATATAACTATCGCAAGCGTGGGGAATGCCACAGATTTTGGAGATTTAATTCTTCCTACTCAAGATGGTGCGGCTTTATCTTCAGCAACTCGTGGTGTTTTTGGTGGCGGTGAAGATAATTCTGTCGGGGCAACAAATACTATTCAATATATCACCATTGGGACTACGGGGAATGCCACTGATTTTGGTGATCTTACACAAGCTGCTTATGCTCTCTCTGGATGTTCTTCTTTAACAAGAGGACTTTGGGGTGGGGGCAATAGATCGGGCGTATCTAATGTAATTGATTACATCACTATAGCATCAGTAGGAAACGCCACAGATTTTGGTGATTTGACTGTAGCCCGTCGATCTCTCGCCGCCTGCTCAAACGCCCACGGAGGACTATAACTATGCCGACTTATTCCGGTGTCTGGAACCTCGTGGCGCAGTTTCAAGCGGTGGGGCAGGGGTTGTGGACTAATTTTCTTACCGGCAATATTGGATTGTTCGGCGGTGGCGCTCCGACTACTGAGTCAAATATTATTGACTACATCACAATTACGTCTGCTGGTAATGCAAAAGATTTTGGAGATTTGACGGCGGCCAATGCTTATCTTGCCGCATGCTCATCTTCCACTCGTGGCCTTTTTGGCGGTGGCGGCTCGGGGGCTTCTGCATTCAATGTGATTGATTATGTTTCTATAAATAACAGAGGAAATGCCTCCAACTTTGGGAGTTTAACGGTATCGCGTCCGTCTTTGGCGGCATGCTCTAATTCAACGCGGGGTGTTTTTAGTGGCGGGTATATTACGTCTCCAGCTACTAGATACAACGTCATGGATTACGTTACTTTCGCGACATTGGGTAATGCAACAGATTTTGGGGATTTATTGTCTGGCACCCAAGGGCCTGCTGCGTGCGCGTCTACTACGCGGGGTCTTATTGCAGGTGGTTTTGTTTCTGCGGTTATCAATGTGATCCAATACATCACAATTTCAACAACAGGAAACGCCACGGATTTTGGAGATTTAACGGTTTCTCGTTACTATCCTGCTAGTTGCTCATCTGCCACTCGCGGCCTATTTGGTGGAGGCGGCACAACGGCAAATAGTAACGTAATTGATTATGTGACAATTGCCACGGTTGGTAACGCCACAGATTTTGGGGACTTAACTGTCGCGAGGCAAACATTGGCGGCTTGTTCAAATTCCACTACAGGCGTTTTTGGCGGAGGCTTTGTTTCTTCCGCATCAAACGTGCTGGATTATGTGACAATTGGGACAACTGGGAATGCCACCGATTTTGGTGATTTGCTTTCTGGTGGCCAAGGCATATCGGCCTGCTCAAACGCCCACGGAGGTCTGTAACTATGTCACGCGAATGGCCCGGCGGCTTGATCCGTCCGACCCCCGTCACCCCGACTGGCCCATATCAGGACGGCACGGCGCCTGGGGTGTGGACGCTGGACCAGATGAACTATTGGCTGAAGCAAAACCTGTGGCCGATTGCGGGGAATGTTCTTCCTAATGCTTTATTTGCTGGCGGAAACGACACAACAAATGTTATTAATTACATTAATACGGCATCTACAGGTAATGCACAATATTTTGGAGATTTAACTTTGGCGCGGTATGGCTTGTTTGGGTGTTCTTCTAGTACTAGGGGGTTATTTGCTGGGGGGTTTGTATCTGTCGGATATTCAAATGTTATTGATTATGTTACTATTGTTGCAAAAGGGAATGCTACAGATTTTGGTGATTTATCAGCAACTTGTCAAAGTGCAGGTTCTTGCTCTTCAAGTACAAGAGGTTTGTTTGGGGGAGGTCGAAATGATAACCTCACCAACGCAATTACTTATGTAACTATAGCAACAACAGGCAACTCAACAAGTTTTGGCGCCTTAACTGTAACTCGCGTTTATTTAACAGCCTGTTCATCAACCACGCGGGGTGTTTTTGCTGGTGGACTTAATACATCTTTTGTCGCAATAAATGTAATTGACTATGTTACAATTGCAACAACCGGGAATGCCACAGATTTTGGAGATTTATCTGCTGGCGTATATACGCCAGCTGGTTGCTCTTCAAGTACAAGAGGTTTGTTTGGTGGCGGTTATACTACTGCCCCTATAAATGTTATTGATTATATAACTATTGGGACTACCGGCAATACAACAGATTTTGGTGATCTTACCGTAGCGCGTAATGGATTGGCGGCTTGTTCTTCTACTACTCGTGGTGTTTTTGCCGGAGGCAGCCCTTCAAGTGGAAAATCTAATGTTATTGATTATGTAACAATATCTGCAACAGGAAATGCAATAGATTTTGGGGATTTACCTGTTGGTGTAAGTGAATTATCCGCCTGCTCTAATGCTCATGGCGGTCTTTAACAACAAACAGGAGATACCTTTTGTCTAACGATCTGATTATCGGCAACATCAACACTGCGCTGGCTGTAAAGAAGCCGGAATACAATCTGATGTTGAAAAACATTCAGGATCGTATGCCTGCTGTCGTGCGCGACACCAGCAACTTCCACAAGTCGCACAGCCAATTCATGAGCGTGACGCTGGACGTAACAGCCATCACGCCCATCCGGTCAATCAAGCACACGCTGGCCGAGATTGACCGCACCCGGTCTGCTCTGCAGGAAGCCTATATTGGCCTCCGCAAGAAGCAGAATGAGTTGAAGAAGAAAGAGCGCGATCTGGCCCAGGCGGAAGACCCGCTGGACCGTGAGCTGCTTGAAATTGAGATCCTAGAGATCAACAGCCACATTGAGGGCACCCAGAACCACGTCAACGGCGCCATCAGAAAGATGAATTTTTTCGTCAACCAGCACAAGCAACTGCTTGAGAAGGTCGGTAAGGAAGAGATTACTGAGGAAGATTACGAGCGCGAAGAGGCCCGCTACCACATCATGACTTGCATGAAGCAGGCTCTCAGTGCCGCCCGTAGCCGCAATGGCATGATTGACGAGGGCAACCTAATCTACTTGTTTGACTTGGGTATCAACGCTGCCCAGGCCCAAGCGGAGATGTTTGCCTATCTCAGCATGGAGAACCAGCTGATCAGCGAGGGCAAGGCTCCTACGCATGAAATGACCATGCGGTGGCTGGAAGCCTGCGCGGACAAGTGGGCGGAAGACCCGGCCAAGTTTGCCGCCCGGCGTGGCTTCAGCGTGTTTGACCACACCAGCCTGACCAATGTGCCGCAGATCACGCAAGAGGCTGCCGAGTAATGCATCTCGTTATCGGCACTCCCTGCTATGGCGGCATGATGTGCACGGAGTACGCGCAGTCGGTGTTGGCTCTGAAGGAAGCCTGCATGACGCATGGCATCAAGCTGACGTGCGTCTTTCTCGGCAATGAAAGCCTAATCCAGCGCGGCCGCAATACCATCGCCCATCATTTTTTGCAGATGGAAGATGCTACGCATCTGATGTTTATTGATGCCGACCAGAAGTTTGTCCCCAATGACATCGCCAAGATGATCAAGTCCGACAAGGGGATCATTGGCGGCGCTGTTCCCATGAAGGGGATCAACTGGAGCCGGGTGAAGATGGGTGCCATTCTCAATCACCCGGATCTCAGCAAGCTGACGGGCATCTTCAATATCAACAAGCTGCCCGGCCACGAGATGGTCACGGCGGACATGCCGTTTCAGGTCAAACATGTCGGCACCGGCTTTATGCTGATCCGCCGGGATGTGTTTGAAGATCTGAAAGACCATGTCGGCTGGTACAAGAATGGTGGTTCAAGCATTCACCCTGAAGACAAGGTTTATGACTTCTTCAAGGTCCAGAATGTGGACAATGAGTTGCTGTCTGAGGACTATAATTTCTGCCACATGTATCGCGAGAAGGGCGGCACGGTTTGGGTCGCCCCCTGGTGCGAGTTGGGGCATTTCGGCGCGTATCTTTTCAGCGGGCAGTATGCCCAGACCGGAGGGTTAGAAGATGGCTCATCACTGCATTAAGTATCGGCTGGCGGCTGATGGCACAGTCCCCACGTTCCTTTGCCTCCATCCTGAAGGTGTTGGCGGTGTGTTTGTGGTGGGTGATCCTGCTACTCCTAGCCCTCGTGATATGGTGATGATCGGCCTGTCCGAGAACGACGATACGGGCGATGCCGAGGTGATCCCCACCCAAGCTGACTTGGAAGCCTATCTGACGGCGGTGGGGGCGGATTGGTCCGTGCCTGATCCGGCCAATCCGGGCGATCCGGCCGCGACTGTGCCGTTTGATCCGGTGGCTGCCGCGCAGTGGGTCTGGGACCGTAAAGTGGCGCTTGACGCGGCTGTCTGATGAAGCAGGAGCCTCAGATGGATAAGCGCGAGCTGGCTTATTTTCGGGCGCAAGTTCAAGCTGAATTAAGCCGTCTTGAGGCTCAAGCCCCTGCCAAGGACGTCGCTGGCAAGGCGATCGGCAGGCAGGGGTTATTCTATATCACGCTCATTGTGGTGATCGGCGTGACATCAAGCCTTTTCTTGGAAGGCGAGAAAATAGCCGCCGTAATGGGTTTGCTGGGAGCTGCATTGACGGCTCTTATCAGTATGTTGAACGGTATTGCTGGCGCCAATCCTAAGCAAGAGAAGCCAGAATTTGAGGTCATCAAAAACCTCATTGAACGGCTTGATCGGCCGGAGCGGCCAGAACAACCCATGCGGGTTGATGTCGATTCGGATCGTGTGACTGTCCAGCAGGGTAGTAATGTTGTGACGGCGCAAAAGGAGCAACCAAATGGATAAGCTGCTTGATTTGGTCCGCACGGTGGCGCCGAGCATCGCCAGCGCGGTAGGCGGCCCTCTGGCTGGCATGGCCACCAAGGCCATCTCTGAGGCCCTCCTGGGTAAGCCAGACGGATCTGAAGAGGAGTTACTCCAAGCTGCTACTAAGGCCACGCCTGAGCAGTTGCTTGCGCTCAAGAAGGCGGAGAACGACTTCGCTTTGCAGATGCGCGAGTTGGACATTGATCTGGAGCGAATTGCTGGAGCGGATCGAGACAGCGCCCGCAACCGGGAAATTAAGACCAAGGATTTGACCCCAAAGATCCTGGCTGCGGGGATTACTGTCGGGTATTTTGGCGTGCTGTTTTACATGCTTACCCACGGTCTGCCGACCACGGGCGGGTCTGAGGCTATGTTGGTGATGCTGGGGACGCTAGGCACGGCTTTTGGCGGTGTCATGGCTTACTATTTTGGCAGCAGCGCCGGCAGCAAGGAAAAGACCGAGGCGTTGA